GCCGCCGAGTTCAGCCGAAATATCGGTCGCTTGCTGCATCCCGCCCAAGGCATACCGCAGTTCAACAACGCCGAGGTGGTCGATGCAGATATTGTGGAAGATAAAGGAGAGGAATCATGAACATAGACCGCTTATCCATGGGCAAAGATGATGTGCTTGTTGTCTCAATCGACACCCCTTTGCCTTCAAGTGAACTGCAAAGCCGCGCGAATGAGCTTAAGGGGATATTCCCCAGAAATAAGGTGCTGCTTGAAAGCGGCAATGTGAGCGTGGCGGTGGTCTCGTCTCGCAAGAGATTTAAGGGCAAGCTAAAAAAGAAAGCTGCCGAAGTGCCGCCGCGCGTAATGTATTCAGGTGGTGGGTCTATATCTGAAAGGGAAAAGCGCATCCAGCAGATGTTTGAGCGTAACCTTCCTAAAGCCGTTGCGCCACAGCTCATCTTGAACGAAGACACCACCGAGCATTGGCTAGCCAAAGCACATCGGCGACTAGATGAGTTGCAGGATGAGTTGGATAAGCGGCTTGATGCTAGGCTGGCTAGGTTGAGGCGAGGGATTAAATACGGAGTGATCAACGAACAGTTAGCCGCAGCAATGTGTGCAGCAGCGTCTGGGGCAATAAAGGGTGTCGAGTGCGTGTAGTGCTTGCCAAATTGCCGCCAGAGCAAAAGAAAAAGGCTTGGGCGGCGATTCAGCGTGATGCGCCAAGCCTTGCCGAATTTATGCAGAGCGAAACCTATGCCCTATTTCGGGATAAGCTTGGCGCAAGCGTGGTGATTGACGTTGAAGATGGAAAAGTAATCGAAAAAAGAGAGGTGGAAGATGATGGATTATAAGAAAGTAGCACTTAAACACGTTAAGAAGATTAGGAAGCTTGAAGATGAGGTTATACCAAAGCTTGAATCTGAGATATTCAATTTAAGACAGATTATCAAAGACGGTAAACTGTGTGAAGCTGGAGAACTAGAGCAACCAAGCCAAGAGCCTTGTGGAACATGAGTGATTTAAGAAAAATACTGGAGCGCATCATAGACGCGCACGACAACATAGGGCTAGATGCAGTGTGTGATGCGATAGATGAAGCAAAAAACGTCAACGCCTACGCAGCCATGCCCGAGATTTGGAAACGAGTTACGAATGCGAAAAAGCTGCCTGTTGATTGGTATTACCGCAAAAAAATGGGCTACCCGCCCTTGGAGGAAGCATGAGCGCGAATGATGGCGAGTTTCTGATTAAGACTGGCGAGCGCATTGTGGTGCGCGGGCATTTTAATCCTGAAGAGATGCAGCGGCTCACAGGCTTTCAGGGTTCAGTGCGGCAGATGTATTGGCGTCACGCCTACACCCCGCTCAAGCAACAGCAGCTTATCGCCACCCCACGCGGCAAATATGTGCGGGCGCGAAAGAAAGGCCCCGGTGCATTTGCCGTAACGATTTTGGATATTGTGCGCAACCCATCGGCTATCCGTATGCAAGGTGGAAGTTAGGCATGAGGAGCTACACAACATCTACAGTCATCATGGGTATCCACCACTGGTTTTGGCAAATCAGCAAGTTTGTAGGGGCTATTGCGCGCAAATTGCTTGCATATATTGCAGCTATCGGGGGCAGCTATGAAATCAAACGCATCAGGAATCAAACCATCATTAACTTCTTCACGAAACTCAGCAAATTCTTGTTCAGCAGCATCGTCAAAAGCTTGAGTCGATGGCAAGCTTTGTTTCGTAAGCTCTCGCGCATAACTAAGTGGGCTGTCCAGCTTTGCATCTTCAAGCTTCCAAGCCAAAGCTTGTTCAACGGTTGTCAGCCGTTTGTGCTGCATACCAGGTGGGCGCATAGGCCATATCCATTCCTTGCAGTATGGGCATCGTCTTTTTTTCTTTGGCATTTCTTCAAACGCCGCTTGGCAATGCGGGCAGTGGATGTCCTTTTCAGGTTTATTATTCTTCAACTTGCGTTGTGGAAACATGACCATGATGTTTACCTCCTTCGCTCTTTTCCTCAAATACCATGCGCCCAAAGCTGGTGTGGCAAAGAGAAGCACGGCAGGGATAAGCAAGTTTTTATCGCTAAAAACAACCATCATCAACATAGCAAAAGCCATCAGGACAAATAGCCACATGACAAGCGTTAGAAGTGCAATATACAAAGTTTTCATGGTTGGATGCCCCCTGATGATTACCCATGCAATTTTTAAACCATATTTGACAAAGATGCAAGCTTATGACTACAGTTGTGGCAGGGCTTCAAACCCTGAAAGCGACAACCAAGGTCGAACATCTTGGATTTTTTGTGCCTTGAACTAAGTTTTAGTTCGGGTGTGGTGGGAATAAAAAACCCTTTATGGGGAATACCACCGCCGTCTTTCACGGTTTGAAACACCCGACACTTCTTCAAAAAGTGTCCATTCAAAAATGAAAGGAGCTTCACCATGAGTAAAACCGCCGCACAACCCCAAAAACCACCCCATATTAGCCCAGTCTTAGACAGCATTGATAAAGTCGATGCCTTGCACTACCGCTTTGAGTATATCTTAGCCCACCTTGGCGATGATGAAGCTTTGTATTTCACCCTGCTAAGCATGGATGCAGAAATCCAGCGCATCAGCAGCGACTTGAATGTGGCGGTGCAATCATGAATCAGCAAATATTCAACTACACGCCATCAGCTCCGAAACTACGCACCAGCATTGGCGATGATGGACAAGTTTGGTTTGTTGCCGCAGACATCTGCAAAATTCTTGGACTTGCGAACGTCACAAAAGCACTTTCTATGCTCGATGATGACGAAAGCACCCTAACTACTGGTAAGGGTGCTATGGGCGAAGAAAGAGATTTTAACGTTGTATCCGAATCAGGCATGTATCATCTGATTTTCAAATCGCGCAAAGATGAAGCCAAGGCGTTTCGCAAGTGGGTCACATCCGAAGTGCTGCCGTCTATCCGCAAAACAGGTTCGTATGCCAGCCAGCCCGCGCCGCGCCATCATCCTCAGCTATCGCCCCCATCTTCCCAACAGACCCTGCCTTGGGGCTATAAAATGATGGGGGATGCCACCATCAGTTTTGAAGGCTTTTTGATTCGCGTGGTCAAGCATGAAGGATTATCGCGCTATGTGGCTGTGGATTGCATTTATGCCATGGGTTATGTTGGCATCGGCGGTGTGATGCACCGATTGGACAACAAATATAAGCTGCTTTTATCCCATATCGACATGATGGGGCGCAAAAAAGTGTTAAACACCTTGGCAAAAGAAGGTGCGTTAGCTTTGGCTGAAATCAGCCGAATGCCCAAAGCAGAGCGGTTTTATCATTTTATGCAGGGCGTGACGGAAGAAGCTCTACCCCTAACCATTTCCGATGAAGGCTGATACACATCGCGCCATGTCGCCACGCCAGCCATCGCAAATCGTCAACTATACCGAGCTTATGCAGCGCTCGATTGAGCAGACGTTGAAGCGGCAGACAGTCTTTATGGATGCCTTTGGTCGGGTGGTGCAAGCGCCGCATGGCTTGAATTTTGAGGGCTTGATGCGCGGCGATTATCATGCCACCGATGGCAGCCAGCTCAATGTGGAGCAATATGCTTGGATGCTCACCAACGCCCGCCCCCATCTCTGGGCAAACATGAATTTGAAAGACCCTGACACTATGGCTCCGTATGAGTTTTGGAATTACCAGCTTGAAAGCGTGAATTATCGCCAAGGCGATGTGGTGCATAAGGATGGGGCAGAGGTGGGAAAAACAAGGGAAATCATCACCCTGCTATTGTGGAGCGCATCTACGCTACACAACCTAGAGCTAAAATCAGCCACAGGCGATGCCATTCGCAGGGTGCAATCCTTTGTTTATGCCCCGCTGCAAGGTCATCTGGCAGATATTGCCAATGCGATTGAAGAGCAAATTGAGCTTAATCCGCACCTGCAAGCCATGTGCAAAAAGGGTTGGCTGAAAAAAGCGCCGTACATCACCATGAATTTCAAGCATAGCGATGGCAGGGCAGTGATTGATTTTCGTCCAGCGGGCATCAATGGCGCAGCATTTCGCGGTATCCATGCCAATGCTTGGATATTGGGCGATGAGGTTGCGCTGCTGAAAAACAGTAAGCATTGGACAGAAGTCGAGCGTGGTCGCAAGCCCACAGGTCAATGGCGCGTATATTCCGTGCCTGATGGTGATAGGGATTGTGAGTTCTACCGCTGGGCATCCAGTGCTATGCCGTTTGCCGAGTTTAAGCGCCGCTTCCCCAATGGTGTGCCCAAAGGTAAAGATGTTCCTCGCGTCTTGTTCAACTGGGATAAAACGCAAATGCCCGAACCCTTTTGGAGCGAGGAGCGCCGCCGTCAGTTCATTAAAAACTTTGGCGGGCAAGATTCGCCAGGTTATCAGCAGAATGTGCTTGGGCGCGATGGCGATAGAGCCAATGCGGTGTTCCCATTTTCAACGCTGAAACCAGTCTTGGCAGATATTGTCGAGTTCCGCAGGCTTAAAGTTGTCGCCAATAAATCAGAAAGCAGCATAGGCATTGAGCTGTGCAGCTTTGAGATGGTGGGTGATTGTGAAGGTCGAGAAGTGCTTATTTTTGACCGCGATGAGCATGTGTCGCAATGGAATGATGTGGATGAATGGCGCGATATTGCCGAGCGGCTGGTGCTTGAAGCTTTTGGGCATATCCGCGATGGCGAGCATTGGGCAGGCTGCGACCTTGGGCTAAGCCAAGACCCCACCGAAATCTTGGTAGCAGAGCATAGAAGCGGCTCATTGCGCCGCCACTCTAGGCTGCACATGAAGGGTGTGGACTATTTGATACAAGCTGAGTTCATCCGCGCCATTGATATGTTGATAGACCCGCAAGCCTCGCGCCCATGCTGGGGCGTTGACCAAGGCTCGGCAGGCGTAGCCGTCATTGGGCAGCTTCATGCAGAAGAGCGTTATCTCGATAGAAATTTTGAAGAAAGGTTGCTGGGCGTGATGTTTGGCGCGGCATTTGATGCTGTGGATTTGAATGGGGATACTGTGTTGGACAACAAAACAGACAAACCCATGCGCGTCAACGGCAAAGAGCTAGGCACTGATTTGTTGTCTATGGCGATGCAAAAGCGCAAAGCCCAATATCCGCTAGACCCTGAAATGGTGCAGATGTACACCAGCCAAGTCTTCACCCAAGGCACACGCTGGCGCTCGTTCCCCAACAAAAATGACCACTTGGTGGATGCCGACAGGCTTTTGATTATGAACCATATTTTAGCAGGAAGCTATGGCGGGCATGATGCCTTTGCTTGCGGTGCTGCCTACCGATAATATCACCCACAAGACAAATCGGAAGCGTTACCCCTAACCATTTCGGATTGTTGTTGTTCTAGTTCGGCGCATGTGTGGGAAAAAGCAAAGCAATTACCCGTTGACCAGTGGCGGCAAACATGGCTGATAGCAACGTCATAGACCTCAACGCCCCTTCTGCTGATAAAGTGGAATCATCGCCAGCGGTGTCGCAACTCGTGCCGCGTAGCGCTGCGGGTCAAGGTGCTTACAGCAACTTGTTTCAGGACAATATGCGCAATGCAATCATGCCGGGCTTGTATGAAGCCTTGCGTGAAGCCATTCCCATGCTGGATACCGCCATCAACAATTTCAATCTTTTGGACGGCACACCTGTCGTGGTCGGCGAAGATACGCAGGCGATTGAAGCCTTAAATCAGTTTATCCAAGAAGTGCAAGTTGGCGACAATCTGTTTGGCTTGGGCGCATATGTTGCCGCCCAGCGCGATGAAGCGCATGAGCAAGGTTTTGTGATTTCAGAGCACCTTTTGGGTGCGCAAGGTATTTTTAGGCTGAATGTTGCCGATTCCAAAGCCATGCACGCTTCACGCAAACCCAATGGTGAACTGGCTTGGTATTTTAACCCACTTGCCAAATCTCGCACTCCACATCGCCCATCCGCCACCGAGCAAGTGGCACAAATTTTGCAACACCGCACCCCAATCAACATGGCATCTGCATATTTTGATGGCAAAGGTTTTGTTGAGCTTGATGCAAGCCGTATACATTACTTGGCATACCGCGTTGAAAATTCCGATGCCTATGGCGTGTCGCTATTGCGCTCCATGCCTGTGTTCGCAGAAACGCTGCTCACCATCATCAATGCGATTGACAACACTTGGGAGCGTTTTGGCGACCCTTCATACCACATGTCGTATAAGTGCGGCAACAAGCTTGGTGATAAAGTGGATGCCAACGGCAACACCCCTTTAGAAGTGCGACGCTTGGCGCTGGTTGCTCAGCTTCAAGCAGCCGTGCAAAACAAACGTAATGGTCATTCTGCTGATTTTGCCACATCAGTGGATAAAGATTCAGAAGTGACCATTTCAATCATTGGTGCTGAAGGCACGGTCTTGGATGCTGATGTTCCTATCACCAAAGTGGTGGAGCAGCTTACATCAGGTACAGGTCAACCCGCTTGGATGTTGGGTGTCAACACAGGTGCGGTGCAAGGCATGTCCAAGCACCAAAGCGAAGTGTTGCAGCAAGGTTCAGCGAACAGAAACAGCCGCGAAGTGTTGCAGCTTGAGCGGTTGTGTAAAATCCATCTTCGCGCCCTTGGCATTTCATGGAGCGATGAACTTGTGGCGATTGAAGACCCTTTTGCAGCGGACAAGGTTCGGATGGTTCGTAAAGCATGGCGTATTGAATTTAATAAGCCGAACTTGTCGGATATTGTTGCCAAAGCGCAAGCCAACTTCATGAACACGCAATCGGATATTTTGCGAGACCGCACCCCGCAAGCTGGGTCGGGAACAGAAAACAAAAACACACCCATTTCAGTGACCACAGAAAGTGCCGATGGTGAGAAAACCACTACCACGCATAATATCTTATCACCACGCGCAGCCAAGCCAAGCAATCAGGCTGCGCAGCACACCCATAACCATACCCTCACCAATTTGGAAACCCGACCCATTGCCAACCCAGCTATGGATAAAATCGAAAACGATGCTTTGAAAGGCATCAATGAAGCATGGCAAGAAGTCACCTTGTATATTGTTCGTGCCTTGGGCTTGGAATCAGCAAACGCACAAAACGCCATGCAGCCCGATGGGTTCACCTTTACCGATGCCGACAAGGCATTGATTGCAGGCGAGCTTGCAGGGTTTGTATCCGACATTTTAGAAAACGAAGGTTTGGCGCAAGGCGCATTGGCGCAAGCTTATTTGCGCGCTTGGGCATTGGGCGTGATAGATGGTTATACGCGCACAGGTTTGGAAGCGCCCATTGGCGAATTAAGCAATGCGGCTGCCGTGGCTGAAATCCTCAAAACAAGCCAAACAGATTTCACAAAATTTATGGAAAACAAGCTCATTCCACGCATCCATCGCGTGTTAGAAGCTGGTGTTGCGGCGGGTGATAATCCTATCAATATCGCTGCCAACCTGAAACGCGAAATGGGTGGCGCATCATGGAAGTGGGAGCAAATCGCCCGCTCGGAAACAGCCATGACATGGGATAAAGCCAAGCGTGGCGAATGGGATGCAGAGCTTGCCGATGATGCAATCCCTGATTCATTTGATTGGATTCCTGCGCCCGATGCTTGCCCGATTTGCACAGCCCTAGTCGCTGGAAACCCATACACACTTAACACATTGCCTCGCGTGGTTGCAGACACCCACCCATCCGACCGCTGCGACACTGCACCATCGGCTCAGGAGTAAGCATGAAAAACAAACGCAACAAATCCAAGCAGCAGAAAATGAAGCCTCAAGCTTTTGGTTCTCAGCAGAGTTATTGCCAGTTGCGCAATGAAGCTAACGATGAAGCCACGATTTACATTTATGATGTGATTGGTAGCTGGGGCATTTGGGCGGTTGATTTCATTTATATGCTTAGCCGCATCACTGCCAAAACAATTCGTGTGCGTGTTCACTGCGATGGTGGTTGGGTCACAGAAGCCATTGCCATGCACAATGCCCTACGCAAACACCCTGCACATATAATCGTGGAAATTGATTCCATTGCGGCTTCGGCGGCTTCTTTCTTTATTCAAGCAGGTGATGAGCGCGTGATGGCAGAGAATGCCCAGCTTATGATTCATGATGTTCAAGGCGGCGTTGTTGGCACTGAAGATGAAATTCGCGCTTATGCCGATTATATCCCAACGGTTCGCGATGCGATTGTCGCCACATACGACTACCGCACCAACATCACAGCAGATGAAGCGCGTGAGATGATGACGCGAGGCACTGATGTCTATCTGACCGCCGAGCAAGCCCTTGCGATGGGTTTTGTTGACCGCATCGAAAAGTTGGCAGACATGGGCGAAGCCCCCCAAGGCTTTGATAGCGAACCTGATGGGGAGCGCACTGCCTTTTCCAACCAAAGCAGAAACACCAGCGCAGCACTCAACGAATTACAAACAATTTACGGGCTGACCAACCTTGGAACAAATCAGCCCGACAACAGCTCTGTTGACTCCGGTCAGCAAGATCATGGCAAAACAGGAGAAAGTATGAACAAAACACAACTTATTGCCGAATTGAAGCAGACCGGAATTGACGTATCGGCTCTTCAAGCTACAGCAAGCACGGTGGAAACCGTGACCAATGAGCGGGACACCGCCAAACAAGCCCTTCAAGCATTGCAGGGCAAACACGATGCCATCACCAACGTGATTGGTGAGCGCTCACCTGAGCAGCTTACCGCATTGATTGCAACGGCTGAATCCCACAAAGCATCTTTGGTGGACCAAGTCCACGCAGGTCGCCGCTTGAGCAACCTATGCGGTGATTCTGATGAAGATGTCCAAGCAGACAAAGACATGCTGAACACCATGCCAGTCGCTGCCTTGTCTCGCGATGCCAAAGCTTATGCCAAAGCAACAGGCGGCAAAAGTATGCTTACAGCAGATGCAACTCACGCCCACGATGGTGATGATGTATCTGATATGGATGCCATTGCGAAACGCATGGCGAACCGCAAAAAAGGTCAAGGAGGCCAATCATGAATGTTAATTTAGCAAACGAAGGCACATACGACCCCAATGGCCTACTTGCAGGCGAAGATCAGGTTACACGCCCGATTACCAACCTATCGGGTGGCGCGCCAGTTTTACGCGGCACGGTATTGGGCAAAGTCACTGCCACAGGCAGCTATGTTCCATCTTTAGCGGCTGCAGTCGATGGCTCTCAAGTAGCCCGTGCCATTTTGGTCAATGATGCTGATGCAACAGGTGGCGCAGTTGCCGCTCAAATTTATGATGCTGGTTCATTCAACGAAGGCAAGTTGATTTTGGGCGCAGGTCACACTCTAGCAAGCGTTCGCGAAGACCTTCGCAGCGTTGGCATTCATCTTAAAACAGTTCAGGCATAGGAGATAAACCATGGCCTTAGATATTTTTACACCCGCTCTACTTAACCGTGTTGTGGATTTCTCAGAAGATCCAAAAACACCATTGCTTGATAAGTTCTTCCCTGAAATCGAAGTCTCAGCCACTGAGAAAATTTTCTTCGATAGCAAGGGTCGTGACCGCCGTTTAGCACCATTTGTTGCACCTGAAGTTGAAGGTCAACTGATGGCGAAGCAAGGCTTTAGCACGGATTCTTTTCAACCAGCATATATCAAAGATAAAACAATCTTTGAAGCTGGTGAAACATTAAAACGCCGTGCTGGCGAACCACTTGCTGGCAATTTAACACCTGCACAGCGCCTTGAAAATGCTGTGGCTGATGAAGTTCTTTTGAAAAAAGAACGCCTGAATCGCCGTTTGGAAGTGATGGCTTCTGAAGTGATGCGTACAGGTAAAGTCACAGTGGTTGGCAAAGGCTTTGAAACCAAAGTTGTTGATTTTGGGCGCAATGCAAACCACACCATTGTTTTGGCTCCTGGCTCACAATGGGGTGATGTTGGTGTTTCACCATGGGTAGACTTGAAAGCATGGATGGAAACAGTCGCGCTTAACTCAGGCGTGGTGATTACCGACCTTACGTTTGATGGCTTGGCTTATGATGCGCTGTCCAAAGATGCTGATTTTATCGCCGCTTTGGACAACCGTCGCGCTGGCGCTGGTAGCGAAGTGCAACTTTTATCTGTGCCCGAGCTTGGTCTTTCTTACAAAGGCCATGTTGAGAATGTGAACCTATGGGTTTACACGGGTAAATATGTGCACCCTGAAACAGGTGTGGAAACAGCATATATCCCTGCCAACACAGTGATGGGTGGCTCTATCGGCATGGAAGGTGTTCGTCATTTCGGTGCAATCAAAGATATTCAAGCCACTGAAGGCGAAATATCAAATGTACCAGGCGCTCAAGCTGGCGGTTTGTTGTCACGTGAAATGTTTATCAAATCATGGACAAGCGACGACCCTTCTGCGCGTTACTTGATGGCGCAATCCGCACCGTTACTTGTGCCTTATAAAGTGGACGGAACTTTTGGCGCAACTGTGAAATAAACCGATAAGTAGCAGCATCGTTCTCGTGTGCGGTGCTGTTGCTTCTTTTTTGCACACGATAAAAAAGATGAGGTATAAAGAAAATGGCAAATAAAACGATTAAAGCACTGGTGCTTTTACACGGCTTAAAAACAATCGACGGCAAGAAAAATGTAGAGGCAGGCGACACATGCGAATGTGATGCCAAAACAGCATCTTGGGCTGTTGACGGCGGTTTTGCTGAGTATGCAGATGCGAAAGCAGAAGCCAAAACAAAAGCACCAACAAAAGACCCTGCCACACTGGAATCATTCAGTGCAGCAGTCGCCACGCTGGATAAAGAGAATAAAGCTCACTTTACCAAAGCTGGCAAACCCGATTGCAATGCTTTGGCAGATGCAGGTTGTGAAGTTTCCGCTGCAGAACGTGATGCGTTCTGGGAAGAAATGAACCCACCAGCTTAAACCAAGCTGCAACATCGAAACCAGAGGGGTTGAACAGATTCCCCTCTGGCTTTTTCAAGCCAGTGGTGTGGTGGCTGCCTCTCCCGCGCCGCTGGTTTGCAAAAGCTTTATGGATACACACAACAGATAACAACAAGGAAGATTGATGTCAAAAGCAACGCCTGACGAGTTAAAAGCTGAACAATTCAATGCCGTACAGTTCGGTGTGGAAGATGGCGCAGTGTGGGATGCTTATTTGCAAGCCCTGCTTGATGAGCAAGCTTTTGTGGTGAAAGAGCGCGTGGGGGCAGCAGTTTACGACAGCACCGATGCCGTGGTAATCAACCGCATCAAACGCACCGAACGATTCCTTGCTGCTGCTGAATTGTGGCTTCGCCGCATGAATCAAATCGAGAGCGATGTCACCGTGAGTGGCGAAGATACTAAGAACCAAGGTTTTACACGCTACAAAACAAACTACAAATCTTATTATGACAAAGCCAGAGCAGAGCTTGCCGCTTTGCCATCAGCATCAGCCATGCCCACAGAAGCAAGCAGCGCCCCAGCCTTTGGCGCGGTGTTGACTTCCCACTTTCAGCAAAACGGCACAGCACCATGATTAAGCTAAGCACAACAAGCAACGTCAAGCGCTTTGCCAGCCGCATGGCAGCCATAGAAAAAAGGCTGCCCAAAGCTCTCAAACGCGGTTTAGGCAAATGGGTTTTGGCTGCGCACAAAGAAGCGCATCGTCTATTGTCAGGCTCCAATTCTGATGCTGCTGGCGCGTATCCTGTACCTGTTCGTACAGGGAATTTACGCAGGTTAGAAAATTATGTGTTGCCGGGCAAAAGCAAGGCGGGCATCACCGCCCGCGAAGGTGAGGCTTTTCTCATCAATACTGCCATTTATGCCACCAACATTCATAAAGACCGACCTTTTGTGACTGATGGCATTGAAGCCACCCGTAGCGAAGGCATGAAAGGCATCACAGCCGAATTGCGCAAAACCTTGATGGGTGTCTCGTGAGCACACAATACCAAGTTCAAGAGCATATCCGCTCCATTCTTTTGGCAGATGCGCCTTTAAGCGCATGGCTTACCCAGCATTTTAAAGCCAGCTTAACCGTGTTGTTGGGCAATCGCCCATACAAACAGATTAAGGCGGGAAAATTCCCCGTGGCATCGGTGATTTTCGAGCCTGAAGATGTGCTTACCCACAAAAGGGGAGAGCCAGCCCAGCTTACAGAAAAATACCATGTGGATTTGGGCATACATTTCAGAAAGGCAAGCCTGCTCGATGATGAGCATTTGCTGCGCATTGGCGAGTTTGAAGTGTTGGCGGCTCAAGCCCTACTCAAAGACCGCCGCTTTAATGGCTTGGTGATGGATGTCGAAGTCGCCGAGCGCGTGGGTGATGGCAATGCGAACCACCCGCATCATTTTTTCACACTCATCTTGCGCGTATGGCGCACGGCTGAGTATTAAATCAAGGAGTTATTATGCCTACGAAACCAAGCAACAAAGCAAAGCAAACCACCAAGGCAGATGCCAAGAAATCGCCGCCAGCCAACCCACCCCAAAAAGCACCCGTGCCGCGCAAACCTGTGCATCACGAAGAGCCAACATCATAAACACGTTAAGAAAATAGGAGTAGAACCATGCCAGTAACCAACAGCAAAGAAATCGCCCTCTTAGGCAGAGTACAAGCCGCAGCCAACACACCAGTCGTGCCCGCGCCTGCCACGGATTATATCCGTATCGTCAATACCCCTGTGGTCGAGTTCGACCAGGTGGAACTAGAGGACCAAACCATTGCCCGCGCCCATGGGCAAAATGCAAGCAAGGTCATCGTCAAAGGCATGAAATTGCCCGTTGAATTTTATATGCGCAGCGGCGGCGGCGCAGGCATCCGCCCAGACCATGCCCCCCTTTGGGAATGTGCCAACCATAATGTGGTGACCACGGCAGGCGTAAAAGTCGAAATCACACCCTTTACAGCCGCAAATGCAGCTCGCAAAACAGCAACCTTTTATTGGTATCAAGATGGGCAACGTTATGAATTTGAAAATGCCATGTTTGATGGCTTGACCATGGATAAGCCTATCAATGGATATGTGCTGGTGAAAGGCACAATTATGGCAGCCTACAAAGATCCTACGATTGCCGCAGTGCCTGCGGGCATTGTGGAGCAGCAATCCGAGCCGATTGCCGTGGTATCATCGGATGTGGTCACCGATGGCGGCACGGCGATTGCTGTGGGCTCATTTTCTTTTGCATCTTCTGGCACATTGTCTATGCACGAGAAAATCGGCAAAAATGAAGCGCAGATGGATAGCCGAGATAAACCAGCCGTCACCCTCACCAAATCATCCATAGGCACACCAGCCGATTTGCAGCGTTTACAAGCTGGCGGTTTGTTGCAGTTGAAATCCGTATGTGGCGCAGTAGGCAATCGCGTCACCTTCACTTTGAATAAAGGGCAGCTCACATCCGTGAAAGCAGCCGTGAATGGCATCAACATGGATAGCGAGGTGTCCATCACCGCCCGTGATTTTGACAATTCATACATCGTTTTAATCGATTAATATATAAAGCAAGGAGGCAGTATGTCATTTGAACTATTAAACCGAAAAGACGCACCAATTAAGGATAAAGAATTTGGTATTGATGTGAAGTTTGGCTTTGTAACGTCTGACCATATCGCGGAGATTCAGGGTATTCTAGGGGGCTCGCGTAATCCATCCGTGACTGTCGCGCTGTATGCGATGCGCGAATGTATATCAGAACTCACGGTGAACGGTGAATGGCTGCAGCCAAAAGCTTTGGGCTTCAATATTAATCCAAACGGTGAAAAGGCTAGGCCATTCTTATACGCGCTTTCCTCGTTGGTCATAGAAGAATTAATCTTGAGTGACGAAGACGCAAAAAAGTCGCCGACGCCGCCGCAAACTTCTTCGCAGGAAAAAACGGAAGAAGCTGCTCCGACTGCAAGCACTTTAGACAAAGGTTAATTCCCAATGGTCCTTGTTTTTCTGATGAGCCGCAAGTTTGGGTTGAAGGGTCTGCGCCAAGCAGCGCCTGCCCTGTGGTCTTTCAAACAGAGCATAGTGATGTGTTCAAGGCGTGGAATCGTTTTGTTAATCCAAACATTCCAGATGCCGCGCGATTGCCCTTGGCAGGTGGTTGGTATGACCAGCCGCCCTTGTTTATCTCATGCATGGAAATTCTTCAGCGGGTATATGATCAATGTCAGGTGAAACATTAAAGGTTGGGATTCTTGGCGATGAATCAGATGCCCTACGCGCTTTTGATGAAGTTGCTGCCAAAGCTTTAAAGTCCACAAAGGACATATCTGCTGCTGAAAAGGCTGCATCCATCAAATCCAATGCGCTGGCGAAACTTGGCATACGCAGCAATCAAGATATTCGGGCAGAGATAGACCAAGTGAATGCGGCTTACAAACGCCTTGCCTTTAGGGGCATGTCATCATCGGATGAACTGGTACGCGCATCCAAAGCCACAAAGCAGAAAGTAGCTGAACTGAATTTGGAAATTAAAGGCGGTGATTTAGCCTATAAAAAAGTCACGGGTGCGCAATCTGCACACATGCGCAAAACAGCATCTTATGCCGCATTGGGTATGCGCAGCAATCGCCAAATCAGCCAAGAAATCCGCAAGGTTGAGGCAGCATACAAACGATTAAAAACATCGGGCACAGCCTCACAGGCTGAACTAGCACGCGCATCCAAGGTAACTAAAACCAAGGTCGCCGAGTTAAATAAGGAATTGAAGGGTGCAAGCCAGTCAACAGATATGCTAGCGGGAAGCGTGGGCAGGATGGTTGGTGCTGCTGCCATTTTTTATGGCATCGGCAGAGCCGTTAATACGGCTGAAGAAGCCATTGTTCGCAAAGAAGCAGCACTGCTCGGCTTAGAATCGGCAGCAAAACATGCTGGGACTGGCATAGATTCAACACTAAACGCCGCCCTTGCGTTATCAGCAGACGGCATGATGAGCAATGCCGAAGCCGCTCGCTCTCTCAAAAACCTATTGATACGTGGTTTTGGCTTACAAGAAGCGACCGACATTATTAATCGTTTTAAAGATAGTGCCGCATTTGGTAGGCAAGCATCGTTAGGTTTTGGTGAATCGATAGCAGGAGCCACAGAGGGTTTAAAGAACGAAAACTCTATGCTTGTTGATAACGCGGGTGTCACCAAAAATGTAAGTGTGATGTGGTCAGAATACGCGAAACAGCTTGGTATTGGCGAGAAGTCGCTAACCATCGCGCAAAAGCGACAAGCTGAATATAACGGCATCATGCGCGAAACAGCAGGTCAAATTGGCAATGCTGCAAAGGCATCATCAGGATTGCAGGGCGCACAAGCTAGAGCCAACAAAACGGCAACAGAAGCTTCTGAAAAATGGGGCAAAGTGCTAACACCCGCACTCAAAGAATTTTATAAAGCATCATCAAGCGCGTCTGATTCAATCGGTGATATGTCTAAATATGCACCCGAACTTGCGACTGGGCTTGCTGCGATTACAGCACAGTTTGTGTTGGGTAAAGTAGCAGCTTCTCAATGGGCAGGTTCACTGGCAGCAGGAACCATAACCATGGGCACGGCAACGGCAGCCGCAAAAACACTTGGCAAATCATTGCTACCCCTCGCTGCTGCAGAAGGTGTATTCAAAGTTTTCGAGCTAGGCACGGTGGCTATGGATGCTTATGCAGCCAGCCAAGCCCAAGCCACCGCTGAAGATGCAGGATTTCAAACAGCACTCAAGGCAAAAAACAAGTTGTTCAAAGAACATAGACAGGAGATTATTGCCCTTGGCTTAGATTTGGACGCTCTTTCTGGAAAGATGTCGAAAACTGAATATTCTGAAAAGGTTAGGCAGTTCTTATCCGACTTCAATGCTGCTAAAAGAGCAGCAGCAGGCGGCATACCAATCGCGGGTAATGATGACACGGGGAAACCCTTAAAAACACCAAAGAAAAATATCATTGACCCAGCCGTTGCTGCCAAATCTGTGGCGGATGCGCAGGCTTTGGGCGCTGAGTTGAACGCATCTTTTGATGATAGCTTCACAAAAATATCGGATAAATATGTTGCGACATGGTCACAGTTGGTTGCAACACAAGGTGAAGGCTCTGCTCAAGTGATGGCTTTGGAGTCTGCGTATCAAGGATATTTAGAGCAAACGTGGGCGAAGGAATCGGCAGCACAAGAAGCCGCAGCCAATAAAGTTGTTGGTATTCAAGCAGCAAAATATGCGCGTATTCAGGCGCAAGCCGAAGAAGCAAGGCTTAGTGATGAAGAACGCATTCAGGCTAAACTTGATACTGACCTACAAGGTATGGAAGATGAGAAGCAGAGGCTTCTCGATCAACATCTTTGGACTGCTGATTTGGATACCCAGTTTATAGATGCAAAACTTGCGCGTGAGAATGCGGCTGCAAACACTATCTTACAGATTCGCAAGAAGAGCGTGGATGCACAAGCCAACCTTGAAAAACAAGCGAACGCCGCCCGTATGGATTTAACATCATCAGGTTTAGGTGCAGTAGCTGCTTTGGTTGAAGGCAGGGGCAAGAAAGCATTTGAATTTGCAAAAGTCTTGAAGGCGGGGGAAGTTGTTGTATCCACAGCCGCATCCATGCAAAAAGCGTATGAAAGCCAACTTTCAATCCCAACTCCTGACGCACCGTTCCGTGCAGCTGCTGCTGCAGGTATTGCGGGGCTAAAAGGCGCAGCGCATCTTGCTGCAATCAACAGCGCGAAAATGGGTGGCGGTGCGATTCCTTCATCAGGTGGAGGTGGCAGCACACCAAGCCCAACTACTATCAGCGATGCCTCACCTGTCACGTCGGTGGGTAATGTGGGTGGTAGCCAACCTGCTGCACCAGTCGTGCACAACTATTATATGAACTACGACAACCGTGGTGCTTATGTGGGCGAGAATGCTGCTCAAGAAATGGCAGCGCGTACCAAGGATGTGCTTGAAGCGGATGCGCGTAATGGTTGGACACCATTCACGCCTGACACCGACCAAGCCAAAGTGCTGCAAGATATGGCGAAAGCAGCATGATTGGTATGCTTGAATACGTCTGCGAGGTGGATACACCTCTGCGCTCGCCTTATAAGGCGGTTGATTTCTATGCAGCTTTGGCCATGGGCAATGTTGCACCTGCAGGTAGCACTATTCAAATCTTGCTTGAGCACGGTTACACCAAGTTTGATGATAAAATCCAAGCCAATGTATCGCGTGAAGTGTCTGATTTTGGCTATGTGGAAGTCACAGCGCATGCCATCCGCGAAGGCGATGATTTCGCCATTGATTGGGTTGAGCATACGCGCGAAGTTGGCATGGCAAGCGATTATGATGCTTTCATGGCTTTTGTGAAATTCCATATTGCAGGTGTCGCCAAATGGACACCCAATGTCGATTTCCCAGATGAAGTTTATGATGTGATTGCAAACAAAATTCCGCAGCCCAAAAGGGTGCGCAATCAATTCTTGTTTGGTTTTGATTTCTCTTTCAATTATATCCCAGCCGCGCAAGCGCAATATATCGCGCCTGCCATTGTTGCACCGAGCGCGATATGAAGCAGCTTCTAACTGAGCAATTTACCAACGCCATGAAAATCGCCAAGCGCGAGCATTATGTGTTTGAGATTATGTTTACCAACGGCGTATGGCGTGAGGGCGTGAATGACCATTATTTTGCCACTGCACCCAAAAGCTTATTCAGAGAGACAGTGGCAGACCCTTTGCCTGCAGACACCAGGTGGCACATCTGCTTAAAAGGCGGCTCTTTGCATGAAGTGTCGCAAGATTATAATCCCATCACCAACCTGACCAAGGAAGGCGTTATCACTTCCGAGCTTATCAATGTAGAGAATATCTTTAATAAAATCGTGGCAGATTATCGCGCTGCTGGCTTTGGTGTGCGCCGCCAAATCTGCGATGTGTACCGTATTTATGAAGGCGACGAATGGGGTAAGCGCGAGCAAGTGGCGCGTATGCAAGTTGAAGGCGTGACGACTAAGGGCGCAACTAAATCTATCAAGCTGGCAGACCCTTTGGCTAAGGCGCGTGATAACACCATGAATTTGCACAAAGCCGTGCTTGCCACAGCCTTAGTGCCCATCACCACCACATTGACCATCGCTAGGGTAGAGAAAGACACTGATTTCCCGTATGTTCGAGATTGGTCGTATTTAGCCATCAACAAAGAAGCCATGAAGGTCACCAGCCGCACGCTTAATGCCGATGGCACAATTACATTCACGGTATTGCGAAGCCAGCTTGATACAGTCGCTCCAGCCACCACGGATATTGGCGCAGCCGTTGAAGAAGTGGTGGTTGCGAAAGGCGATGCTATTGATGTGGCTTGCTTGCTGCTCACGGGTTATTACATCATACTTTCGGGTTCTTGGGTGGACACAGCATTTGATATATATCGTGCTTACACAGCAGGCTACCCAATAAAGAGATATTATCCAGGTGGCGGTTTCGGTAAAGGCCCAATAGGCCCATTCCCTGTTCGTTATGAGACCGTAGAGCTTCGTGTACCCACTGGCGACCCAGCCCCTACAACGACATATATCAAAGGTGGGTATAATTATAGCAGCTATTCTGTTGAGCTAATGGGGACAACGATTGTTCCTGTGTGGTCGGACACGGCAGTGCCGCCGCGCCTACCCGACCATTGGCACGCTGGGCTTGATTTCAAGCATCACATCAACTATCCCATGTGGTCAGAAGTTCAGGCGATTCTTGGCACGACCGATTTAACCACAGGCAATGTGGTTGCCAATCTTGAGTTTGTGTTTACCAAGCCCATTCAGCCCAAGTATTTCGTTGAGCGCGAAATTTTGCGCTTGATTAAAGCCAAGTTGGAAACCCAAGGCGATGGCACGCTGGGCTTGGTGATTCTTAAAGACCCATCTTTGGATGCTATTTTGAATCGCCAAAGCAATGGCGACCCTCGATTGATGGTGCTTGATGGCGCGTTGGCCAAGAGCGACACCTTAAAGGTTGTTGATGTAAACAAGCAAGATTATATATCCAAAATCAACCTGCACTGGGATGTTTATCCGCGTTATAAAGGCAAATTTTTAAGCACTGCGTATTTTGAAAATAAATCTGCTTTGGATGTGGATGGCAAGGGTCGTGAAGTCGATATTTATGCGTCAGGTTTGCGCAGTGTGCATGATAAAGCGGTGGATGCCGTGTTTGTGTTGGTCGCTGGCTTGCTGGCTAGATATTCGGGCGGTGGCAAAAGCATCACCATTGATGCCTTGCCGCGCACCCACTTGTGGCAGACTGGCGATAATGTGTATGTGGATGTGCAAGCGTCTAAAAGCGAGAAAATCCAAGGCACGTTTCAAATCATTAAAAAGACGGCAAAAAATAGAAACACCTTCACCCTGTTTCACCAGCCTGACACACCAGTGATACAGTCCTTTAGAAGACAATCTTCATACACCAATTCGGCATGGCTGAATGGGCTAGACCCTGCTGCAATCCCAGCCAATAGAAATCTGCTGCTGCTATCGCCCACGGGCAGCCCGCTTGTGCTTGATGGTGGCGATTATTATGTGCCTACTGGTTATGCAGGCTCATACACCATGTATGGCACCTGGACAACCACAGGCGGCACACCGCGCATCTTTGGCGATGGCGAGATTATCACAGACCCTTTGAGCTTCAAGTTTGATGGTAAAGGCAAGTCTGACCGCTTCAATGGCTATGCAGGCAATGGCGCGGTTGGTAATAATTCATTGGTTCAATTTTGGTGGGAAGAAGGTTATTGGGACTATTGGGCATTTTCCTGTAAGCGCAGGGGCAAGGTGCTTTCTTCGCAAACTTTCGCCATAAAAAACCCAGGCGGAATTGGCAAGGCATACGCAGGTGCGGTGGACATCGTGTCAGGCGCAAAGCAAGCCGATGGCAAAGTCGCCAAACTATTGGGCATTCCTGATATGTTGGTGGGGTCGGGCAGTGGCAGTCGCGGTATTATTTCGGGCGTGTCCCCTGCAGGTCAGATGTTTAGGGGTTATCAGATATTGCGAGACGATGGTTATGTTCATATGTATGGCAACAGCTTCACAGGCACTGATGGGCGAACGCTGTGGGAGCCTCCCCAAGCAGGCGGCGCGGGCATTGTGATGTGCGCACCGCGATTGGTTCTTGGTGGTGAGTTTGATTTAAGCCCTGCCGACCCCGTTGCGCCCACATCATACACTATTGCTAATCGTAATATGCCAAGGTTCGGCTGCGATGACAGAGGCACGGTTACCATATCAATGGGCCAAGGTGGGCAAGGCACGTTTGGCACGGCTGCGTTCATCGCAGAAAACGACCCGCTGCGCAGCATTGTCCGCAACAATTTAATTATGAAATCAGCATACAACGGAATCGAGAGGTTAATCTAATGGCAATTATTAAAACAGAAATACCAACGCACACTATGAATGATGGGGAATCCATCAAGACGGCGCTACAAGGCGACATCAAGCTGATTGAAGATGAGCTAAATGATATTCGCACAGGCGGTCAGGGTGACCTCATCGGCAAGATTCTTAAAGCTATAAATGGGCTGGAATTAGGCGGTGTGTTTCGCGCCAAATGGCCAGACGTAGGAGGGATGATTGGCTCACTGGGGCAAGTTTTAGCCAATGGCGCAATGGCTGCCAAGATTAATATCGGTGAGATTTTGCAAATCACCAACAATGCTGGTACACAAGTCCACTTTTCTGTGGATGAGAAGAAAGGATTACAAGGATTAATAACACGGATAGCTAACCCTATGATGCACATGGGGTTGAAAACTAAGAATGAAATCACAAATGGTGGCGCAGGTTTTGTAGGTACACCAACCTTCACGCACCCAAATACTGAAACATACATTGATTCCCTCACAGGGCTTTTGAAGACTGCAGCAGTGAACGAGCCAGTGATTGAAGCTAGGAGCGATGGTAGGCTTGGTATGCGCTTTCACCCAGCTATTCATAATTTCGTGCCTGATAGCGAAAACGGCAACTACTTCATACCAAACGGCGGCACGGTTACAGCCAATAACACGACTGGTGTAGACGGTGCAGCATCCATGCACACTTTTGTAGAGAATGGTGCAGCAGGATTGCATGAGATAAACAAAGCTATAATCACGCTTGCAGGGCAGCAGACCTATCAGTTCAAGCTTAAAGCTGGCGTAAACGTGACGGATGTTGCGCTGTATATTGCAAACGCGACTGACTTAACTTTTGCAAATGTTTCTATAAACCTAATCAACGGCACTCACACGCTTGTCACTGGCGATAAGGTGGTGGTGAAACACCTTGGCGATGGCATCTACCTATGCGCGATTACTGCAACATCTACAGTGACAGGTTCAACGTATTACGTTCGTAACATTACAGGCGGACCCACACACACTGGCGATGGCGTTTCAAGCTTTCATTTTCAACACCCACAAGTTAATAATGGCTCTGTAGCTGCACAATATGTACCAACAACGGGCTCTAGCTTGGTGATTGGCGCGACTTCCGTATTATCCATTCAGTCCGTTGATAACTTCCCAACCGTGGATATAACTAAGGATTTCTGTGTAGAATTTGATTATGAAAGCCCAGTTGATTATTCGGATACGGTTAATCTTTTTAATGTTAAGGGTGTTCTAAACATCCTTGCAAGGCACTCTGTTGGCTTTTTTAATGGCGGAAATTTTTATATTGGTTTGAACAATATCATCCAAGTACCACGCGCAATTATGCAAGCAAACGTGCCACACAATGTAAAAATCGTAAATAGTAATGGTATTACAGAAATTTGGGTTGATTATGAGAGGGTCGCAACCAAGGCATCAATCCCAGTCAATGGCGCACCGCTTAGCATTGAAATAGGCGGCGCGAACTACGTCAATATCAGCGACATCAACGTGCGCGACTTCGCACCATCAGAAATGGAACTAGGAGCTTAATATGTATATCATGACACACTGCACAGATAGCGTAGCATTTTTGGCAGAAATCGCCAAAACCATCCCTGATATGGTTGAATTTGATGATGAAGGCGTAGCGTTGGGTTTGAAAGCTTTACGCACTCAAACTATTAGAAAGGGCAATGAAACGCTTTCTATTTTAAGCCTAAGCGATGCGGAGCTTATTAAGTTCAAAAAACTAACCACGATCAAGGTGATTTCATCAGCGGCCAAATGGCAGGATATTGTCACATCTTTGAGCGCTGCTAACAAAAAGATTTATAACCGAATCTATGACCGTACCCCTATCGTGGTTGGTGGTATGGATGGTGCAACGGAAACTATCACACCCCCTGCTATTTGGGCTGGTTTCGCATGAACATAATAACTCAGCACATGATAGATGACGACAACGCAGTCGGTCATGCCCATGCAGGGCTTGTTGCGTTCATTATTGCAGATGCGGCGTTCATGTTTGGCTTGCTGCCTTGGTATGTAGTGCCACTTTCGCCTTTTGCTATGGGTGGGCTGATTGAATTGAAGCAACGTGTATGGCGTAGTTTTATCATCGTTAAGCGTAAATTTGTATGGCTTGGCTTTACTGGAAAGCATCAAAACTCAAGCACTGAAAGCTTACTTGATATTATGCAAACTGGCTTGTTTGCTGTGACTTATTATGTGAATAGGAATAAGAAACATGGCTGACAATCTATTAGAGCTATGGCATTGGCTAAAGTGGCTTGGGCTACTTACTTTCTCATTCGTGGTGGCTAACTGGGTTTATTTTTGGGTGGTTATCCTAACCTTTGCAGGCAACTATTGGTATAGACAGAAATACAATATCAAGCTGACCAAAGGTGAATGGCGTTTGTTATTTTTTATTGGTGCAGTTGTTTCATTGACCATCTTTGAAGCCTTGGTGCATCAAGTCGATGGTGATATGGCGAGAAGCGGCGCAACGGCGTTTATTGCAGTGATAGGCATGGAAGTGTACCCCATCCTTATCCAAGTGCTGAAAGACATCACGCCTTCAATCATTAAGAAAAGGGCAGGGGTGAAGCAAGATGATTGAGTTTGGTTCATTCCTTTGGCACTTATTTTGCGAACTTTGGCAGCCAGTTCTAATCATGGCGACTGGATGGCATGGATTCATGTTTTTAGCGGCAAAATCGCACGGACTAACATACAGCAAAAAGCTAACAGAGCAGCACATGCTTGAGCATAACATAGCTTCACTGCTTGCCATTGTAGGCGGTGTGCTTGCCGCACCAGTGTTTATTGTGCATTTGACCACAGAGCTAACACTAGAAAATGAAGCACCGATTGATGGCATGTGGCAAACGATGGAGCAGCTTGCTTTGTTTTTCGCATTGCTCTACGCAACCCAAGCTTCCAAGCATTTACGCCTTGAAAGCTTGAAGGAATTTTGTGGGAGGTATTTTAAATAATGCAAAAATTAAAAATCAAACGCATTGCAAAAACAGGCTTTGGCGTATTCGGTGTATTTCTTGACGAGTTTGGTTTTCCTTTTGCACTGACGGCGGAACGCCCTGATTTCAACAATGAGCCAAACCGCAGCTGCATCCCTGCTGGAATTTATGAATGCGAGAAAATCATATCGCCCAAGTTTGGGCATTGTATTCATATCAAAGATGTGCCAAACCGCTCACATATCCTTATACACAAAGGCAATGTGCCGCTTAAAGATAGCACAGGCTGCATACTGGTTGGCGAACAATTTGAACCGCTTGGTGGGCAAATGGCAGTGCTCGCAAGCCGCCATGCCTTCAATGAGTTGATGAAACTGGCTGATGACAAGTTTACATTGGAAATCAAGGAGTGTTGATATGATTCAACTACCAAATAATGATGGATAACAATCAAGATTTCATAGGCAAACACAAGGTTGTTACACGCTTGGCTAACATCGTGATGATTGCCATATGCGCTTGGCTTGCGTGGACGAACTCAAGCAACGACAAGCTTATTGAGTATTCATATTGGGCTTTGGTGTTTATGTTTTCAGCGCATCTCTTCGGAGATAAAATGCTTGTGCAGATTAAGGATATTGTAGCAGCATGGAGAGGGGCGAAATGACGCTACAGGCTAAAGCAATCATACTTGTGGTTATGCTTATCGCAGCTTTCATGGCTGGCGTAAAGGTTACAAACAACGCACGAGATGCAGAGCTATACGCTGCACAACAAAAGAATGAGCAGCTTATGCTTGAACGTGGGCAGGAAGCGGCTGATTTAATACAAGAGGTAATGAATGAAAAACAAAAATCAAAAGTTATCTACAGAACAAAATATGTGGACAAAGTCCGTGTTATTGAGCGCAATAATAAGTGTAAGCTTAATGATGACAGCTTGCGACTTTGGCAAGAAGCCATTAACGACATTAACGGCAAAGCCAATCGCCTTGATGCAGCCTTGCCCACAGCTTCACCAACTAACTGA